GCGATAACGGTGACGATGTCGCCTTCATCCTTTGCCCCAGATTTAGTCAGACGTTCTGCTATGGCTCCCATTTTACGGAGCCACCTCATTACATCTGTCTCAAACTGAGAACCTTTAGTCTTGTTGTACTGACTCATCTACCAATACAACCTTGTTGGTTTTGTAAACCATCTGTCCTTCTTCATCTTTGACGATCTCGACTATGCCGGACTGGATCATTGCATTAAAGAAGTTAGCCAAGTCAACTTTAAGTATTGCTACTTCTCTTTCAACATCACTCATTCTAATTCCTATCTATGGTTGTTCTGTGTAGTTGCCTTGGTATCCAGCTATTACATCGTTTCTTAGCATAACACCCCAAGCATTTTTATCGGATATCTGACAGGCTGCATAGTTTACAAAGAGCGTCGCAAAGTCTTTGCCATCTGCAGTGTGTGGCCCAAAGCGGTTCTTCACAGCAGCTACCTTTAACTCACCGTTAGATGGGTCATATCCAAGCGTTAGGATTAACGCCGGGAGTTGACTCACTTTCCCGTGAATGGCACGTCTAGCAGGTGGTGTAGATGGTGATCCATACTCACTCTGCTCACTGACGTGGTGCAGTACAAGTACGCAGGCTTCTGTCTTACGTGCCATATCGTGCAGTTCCATCATTATCGCACGTAAGCCAGCCCACTCATTGTCAGTCTCTGCTGCAACGTTCATTAAGTTATCTATAACTATTAACTCTGGAGCCTGACCGTACAACTCTACATATGCTCTGATCTCTAACTCGATATCATCTAGTGATGGAGATGAATCAAAGACCCATTTAATATGACTTAACTTGCCAAAGTGTTTATCGTAGTAGTGCTTATCGTTAGATAAGTTTAACTCCACCGATACCTGTGAATGACCAGATGCAACGGATGCTGCTCTCATCATTACAGTTGTAGTATCTGTATCTGCTGAAAAGAAAAGCGTTGATACATTTGCTTTCATCGCATAGACAAGTGCGAACATAGACTTACCAGCGTTAGGCGCTGCAGCTACCATACAGACTTGTCCTCTACGGAACTTAATCTGCTTTGCTGCTAGCGCCTGCCACACATCCGGCAGTGGTGTTGCTTTGGTAAGCACCCCACTCCACGCACGTGATAAGTCAAGCAACTTCACTCCCCTTTGTATTCTTTTCATTGCGTATTCTTGTTCTTGCGTTTTCTGAAAGACCGCCCCATATACCGAAGCGTTCATTCTTAATGCCCCACTCTGCACATTCAGTGCGATGAACGCATTTACCACAAATGGTTTTAGCCATTGCTGTATTTACTGAATCATCTGCTCTTTCTGGAAACCAGAAATCACCACCTACTAATGCACAAGCCGGGTTCTCATAGAACCGAGGCTCGCGCATACAATTAGCGGATCCAGATAGTTTCGCATTTGTCTGTTGCACCCTTTGGTGCAGCACACATATAGCCCTTCCAAGGTCCACGAGCTGATGTACCTGTACGTAGTGCCATCACACCGTGACGGCAAGATTGTGATCCGTCTGGTGATGGAGCAACAGCAACTGGTGCTGCATTAAATGCTGCAGCAACTGCTGCGATTGTTGGTGCCGGTGCTGCGCTTGGTGCTGATCCACCTGATAGTTCATTACCAGTAGCGCGGATGTTAAGTGCGTTCATTGATAGATCTGCAAGACCTGATTCAAGTTCTTGAACAGATGCAGCATATAGATTGATAAGGGTTCCGTCAGTTAACTTGTAGTTAATCTGGAACTTCGTTGATTCTGGTGCAGCCATTTACTTTCCTCCACTTGGTTTGATGTTTAATCTAATGGACTCTTTACCAACTACCTTCGGTACAAAGCCTAATAGTTTTTCTACTTGTTCAGAGTCAACTGTCTCACGACCTTTAACGGAAGTCCAACTGATCTGAATACCACTAGCAGTAACGCCAGTAGTTCCCTCGAAGGATGACTTCAAGGAATCCTTTTCTTTCTCCAGCTCTTTGATTCTTTCATCTAACTGCAGATACTTCAATGCGTGAGTGTCAACTTGTGCGTCCTCAATCACGACTTCACTAAGGACGATACGTTCTTTTATTAGACCTACGCAACCCATCTCACCGGATGCGTCATAGTACTGGCAGTAACTCTTACAAAAGTTTGCATCCTTCTCAGGTGCTGGCGCCTCTGTTAAAGCCTTGACATTGCTTAACCATTGTAACGCTTCTAGCGCTGCTACTTCATCGTATGGTTCTGAATGTACTTTGATATCTCGTTCATCACCATCGCGTGCTATTGCTACTAGATTAACTGTCTTAACTTCGTGACCATTCTTAGATAGCAGATAACCATAGACCTGTACCTGCCAGCGCTGTTGCGCTGATGGGAAGTAACTAAGGTTCTTAACCTTGCTTGTCTTCCAGTCAATGACTGCACCGATACCTGGTACAAATAAATCTACGTGTGCTTTCATATCGCCATACTCAACTGCTGTCTCAACTAGATAATCTTTACCTTCTGGATCTAGTGTTGTGATGGCATCTTCAATGGCAGCGTGGATAGCAGTACCCATTATCGCTGCTAGCTTTGACTGGTTATCATTAGTCTCTGGCTGTCCGTTTAATCGGTACCAAACCTTACGACGGCAGCCACCGATCTCTGATGGACCAACCTGTGTCTGCTTACTACGATCACGCCCTGCATCTTTAGAGTGCAATACGTGAAGTAGTAACTCCTTCGGATCTTCTATCATCGTTCATCCCTTTTTGTAAGCCAGTAGTCAAGAGCATACGCCCCGACAAAGCCGATTAGCAAACCGAATAAAAACTTAATCATTCTTCCCACCCTTCCTGTTGAGTAACTAACTGTATTGGTGGGCAAGTATTGATGTCTAGCACCGACGCGATTTTTATTGCCTTTTCTGCCACAACCTTTGCCATAAGCAAGCTCTTGTAGGAATGTGGTTTCAAAGAATAAAGGTAACCGAGTGCATAAGGACCGCCACTTCCTGCGGTGAATAGACCGTGCTCACTTGCGTTAAATGACAAGTCTTGGCCTATTGAGAACAACATAGAATCAAAAGCGATTAGATAACAGAAGCTCGCTTCCTTATCCATCTCATATCCATTCTCCTTAAAAGCTAGTTGGATACTTGGGATTATTCTTTTACCCATCCACTCAACGGGGTTGCCTCCCTTGTACACCGGAGGCTTCCAGTTATAGGTGAGGATATCGCCAGGGCGTGAGTCGCCAGTAACGCCGAGAATATATTTTCCAACGTAAATAATTTTCGGAGTCTGCGTACTGATAACGCGCTGATCGTTATCGGTTATTTGCGAATCTGCCGCGAGTACTACAAAGTCAGGCCCTTGGATTCCTACCAGTGTTGTCATTGGCAGATCATATCACGCGGCGTGTCGTTTGCGGAGATTTAGATAGCGGGTTCTACAATATGAGCCGTAGGCGAATAACAGTAGGCGGCCCTTATCAGGGCCGAGGCGTAGCCGAGAGGCGACTGACCCACAGGAAGGAGCCGTGCCAGGCAATGCGGTTCCACCCCTTTGTTATGCCTAAATTCCTGCGCCGTAAGGCGCACTACGATACCCTTCCTGAGCCTTTTGGCAGCGATTTAAGAGACTTAGGACCTGTCCACGTATGTCCTTGTGGGTCGCAGGTCTTCAGCGTTATGGCGGCCTTTAATGACTACGAGCTAGTCTGGTATTTCCTTGACGCTACCTGCGTTAGTTGTGGAAATTTGATCCGTGTTCCCTGCCCGGTGGACAAAGATTATGCACAAGATATCGAATCCTAATTTAGAGGATATGACTGGTACTTGTTCTATTTGTGGACCAGTAAAAATAAAAGCAAACAATAAAAAGAAAAACCCATATAAAAACTTTAGATGCTGGCCTGCTTATATGATTTCTAAAAAGCATAAAGAATTTCCTTGGAAGATACATAAAGGTGACAAGTGCGAACTCTGTGGGTTTACCCCAGAGCATAGATCCCAACTAGATGTAGACCACATAGACGGTAACAAGAAAAACAACGACCTATCCAATCTGCAAACCCTTTGTGCCAACTGCCACAGATTAAAGACCTATACAAATAAAGACTGGGAAAACAAAGAAAAACCCCCCACTCAGGATTTCTCCTGAGCAGGGGGCGGTTGCCTCGCGCTTATGGGCTAATTACTTAGCACCACGTCCAAACTCTGTTGCCTTCGGATCTATTGCCTTTAGCAATGGACCTGCAATAGCAGCAACTGCTGCTGTTGCCAAAGCCTTTGGATCTGTTACTCCTGCAAGGTAAAGCGCAATTACTGCTGCAATACCAGCGCGAAGATAAGTCGAAGCGATAGCTTCTAATTTCTTTTTGTTCATTTGTTCTCCTTCTTTTTAGGCAATGGCCTGACTGCTGCCTTTACTTTATTTACCACTGTGATCTCACCAAGCCAAGGAAACCAGGGTGAGGTGTCATAGCCACACGTCTCTTTGATCGAGATGTGAAGATGATGCGGGTGCTTGTTTGGTCCGGTGTAGTCGCGGTTGCCTTCACCACCACGATCAGGTGACCAGATCTTGCCGTTAAATATTAGGTACTTCACACGCTTATCTGCTTTAAGTTTTTCAAATGCTATAGCGCAGTCAACACCATTGACAGAATCGTGCGTAATGTCTACCGCAAATCCTGAGTTGTGATCTGAGTCTGGGTTCTGCTTTACGTGCGCTGCTGATGGCAGTAACCCATCGCTTGCTTTCTTACGCTTAGGTCGTAGCGCTGTTGCTTGGCGCAGTACTGCTATAGCTGCAGGACTTGCCTTCTTTGCTAGTGCAATCATTTACTTCTCCGCTATCAGTTTGTACAGATCGTCAATACGATCCTCAAGTCTTTTGACGGAATCCTTTATCGAACTGCCACCATTGGGTTTAAGTTCATTTAGATAGTGTTTAACCAGCCATCTAACTCCAGTGGCAAAGCCGCCAACTATTGTCATTACTGCAACTGTTAGCGTTGCGTAGTCTTGTGTTTGCATCAGATCGTCCGAATCGTTACTAGTAATGTGCCGCCAAATCCAGAGAACCTTTTATCCTCTGGGGTCTTGTTGATGAAATCCATCTCTTCAATGATGCCTAGGTATGACTCACCGGTTCTAAAGTCTTGAACGCGAATAGTGTCACCAACATTTTCAATGGCTTCTAGTTGAGACAATCGGGCATAGGCAGATCCTTCATAGCCTACTTCGTTGCTGAACTTGTCGCTCTCGTGGTCATAACAAAAGACTGGGTATTGAATCAGGCGCTGACGTGGTACCGCTGGTAGCGACTTTAACTGGTAGCCAGTAAAGAGTGGCCCCTTGGTAGAATCAACTGCTGATCTACTGATAGTAAACTTAAAGCCAAGGTATTCTTGTGCAGTAGTTGGGTAGTTAACACTGATTTCTGGAACAACAGTTCCTTGTGCAAATGTACCAATATTGTATTCAGTATCTGTTGCATCAACAGAATTGATGGTTATGCCACCATAAGTTGTATCAATACGAGCTTGTAGCAGTTTGTAGATCTTAGTCTCAAGTGTGTTGTAACGGATATAACCAGTACGCAAGTAACCACTTGCTACTAGGCTAGTAGATTCTGCATAGACAGTATTACCTGTGGCAAATGCTGCTCTATCTGAGTTACCAAAGAAAGCAACCTGAGATGCAGTTGCGCTAGTACCGGAAGCGACAATATCCCAAGCCCAAGGAAAATACAGAGTGTTAGCGATAACAGTTGTAGATAGATCAGTACGAACCAACCCTGCTTCACCATCTACCTTTGTTGAGATGTAAGCATAACTATCCTTAAAGGCAATAGCAGTACAGGCAGCATCTCTAAAGAGAAGTGGTCCATATTGGACATCTCCAGTGGCATCAGCCACACCGACTCTAAAACCTTGGCTAGTTGCAAGGACAGCATAAGTGCCAAGGTAGACATCAAAGTCATTGATATATTCACCATTTGGCATATCAATAATTACCGTAGGTGTACTAAGGGTTGGAAAACCTAAAGAGTTTGGAACTGCAGCATCTAGGGTAATCTTAAAGACAGATGATGAAGTTCCGTTTGGATCATAGCCTGATATGTAGATAGCCTGCGGTCCTTCGGAGATGCTTGACCATACCCAAGATGAGTTAGGATGTGTGTAAAGCGCAGTAGGCAAGGCAGTAGATGCACTAGCATTAGCATTTAATTCATAGATAGCACTGCCAATAGCAACAATAAGGCGCTGTTTTACATAGCGGATTGTGGCACGAGTGGTGCTAGCTGCTGTGTAGATCTCG